TGGGCTATCGTAGCCGTCGTTAAGAGTAGCTAACGTAGGCTTGGTGATTGGGTTTCGGTATGAGCTAAACATACCGGTACCGCCGGCAAACTTAACTTTCGGAATTTTAGAGATAGCTTCTTTACTACCACCGAAATCAGAAATCAGTTTGTTAATACCGTCAATACCAGCGTTTGGCAAGGCAATGACAGCATTAATACCATCACCGGCAAGTTTCTTCATGCCGTCCCACATTTCGCCAAAGCCTTTTTTAACGTTATCCCAAGTGTTCTTGAAGAAATTACCAATATTGGTTAAGGCGTCCGTGATTAGCTTGGTAATATTAACACCAAACTTCTCTTGTGTTAACGCTCCGATTTCATCCCATTTTTTTGATAGGAATTTTTTAGAGTTTTCCCAACCATCAAACCAGTTCTTATTGATGCCCTTATGGTGCTTGTCAATATCCTTACCAAGAGCAGTCATTGCTTCCGTAGCATTGCCCTTGATGTTCTCCCATGTTTTAGATGCGAACTTCTTGACATTGTCCCACTTTTCGCCCCAATCTTTCTTAAGGTTACTCATGTGTTTTGCAACGCCTTTAGCCATATCTTTAACATGGTCCACAGTGCTATCGACAAACTTCTTAAACGGTTTGTTATGCTTGTACATCAACTCAAACCCAGCGACTACTGGATTAGAGATTACAAGCAACTTCTTAGCAGTATTGGTAAAGGCTTTAATACCTTTCTCACCACCAGTGAAGTAAGTCTTGGTCTTTTCAAAACCTTTCTTGGTGCTCTTGGTCATTGAGTCCATCGCACCCGTCCAAGTTTTCTTCATGCCATCCCATGTCTTACCAAGCCACTTGCCAGCATTAGAAAAACCGTCTTTGATATTTTTAACAATGCCATCAACGAATTTCTTAAATTTCTTATTATGCTTGTAAATTAAAGCAAAAGCCCCAGCAATAGGATTGGCAATAAATAAAAGGACTTGTTTCCAGTCCTTTTTGAAGAAATCAATGATTTTGCCAAAGATTTCTTTTGTGACTTTGAAGATTTTATCAAAGGCTTTTTTTGCAGCCTTGAACATATTATCGACAAACTCTTTGAATTTCTTATTGTGCTTGTAGAGTAGCACTAATGAAGTAATAGCTAGCGTTACGGCAGTAACAATCAACCCAATAGGGTTAGATGCAAGGGCTAGGTTCAATAATTTTTGTGCTGCTGTCATTCCGACTGTCGCAGTTCGCCATGCGTGGATACCTTTGACCACTGCCGTAATACCGAGAGCAACCTTAGAACCTACAAAATAAGCAGCAAACAAAGAGCCGACTGTTTTAATAGCCGTCTTATGCTCGGCAATACCGCCCAAAGCCTTGGACAATGATGTTACTGGTCCTTTAGCCTTCTTACCATTGCCAGTCATGAGGTTAAACGCACCAGCGACGCCTTTAATCATATCGACGGCGACTTCCCAAACACCACCAGCAAAGTCTTTACCAATGCTAAAAACTGCACCTAAACTGTCTTTGGTTTCCTTGAAGAAAGCTACAATTTTAGGGGCGTTGTTAGCGATGCTCTTGCTCAGATTATCGACAAACTTATTGAGACCGTCCATTAAGCCATTAAGTTTATCTGTACCGTCACCGAGATTAAATACTTTAGAGAATGCGTCCATGATAGTTCCTAGACCTTTGGAAACATGCTCCCCTAAATCTTTAAATTTAGTTTCAGTGTTAGGATCAGCAACCCAATTACCAATCTGTTGCAAGAATGGGTTTTTCATTTTATCGATTGGGTCACGGAACGCTGCAACCACTGCCGGCATACGAGACTGGATAGTTCTTTCAAGACCACCGATAGTGGTTGAGAAGTTAGCCGTGGCATCCTTGTATTTGTCTTGCAACTCAAACAAGGCTTTCTGCGCCATTTCAGAGGTAATCTTACCATCTTTTTGAAGTTCGGCATATTTCTCTTGGGTCATGTCAGCAATGCCCAATTCTTGTGCAGCCACTTCTTTAAGTTGGTTTTTCATTTCCGGAAAGACATTGATAATAGACATCATGTCTTGCCCTTGAACCTTACCATTGGCAATCATTTGAGCCCATTGAGTAGCGAAATTCTCAACGGCTGCATCGGTCTGACCAAACGCATCTTGCAAGGTAAGAATGGCTTGTGTTTGTTGCTTGGTCAACTCGGTATTGTGAGTAACGGCATAGAATTTCTGGTTCATACCGTCAACCATTTCGGTTGAGTTAGCCGCTGCTTGTGCCATTTGGTTGGTCATATCAACCATTTTCTTACCTTCTTCAGCGTTACCTGTTAAAGTTAGCCAAGTGGCATTCATGGTTTGTTGGTATTTAACGTATTCAGCACTAGACTGTGCGATTTCGTCAAACTTACCCTTGATAGCTCCCAATGCGTTTTGGAAACCGTTGCTGATTAAGTTAGCTGCAAACGTAGCCCCGAAGATACCTTTTAAGCGTGAGGTTTTCGTTTCAGTCTCACTAACTTCACTACCTAATCGCTTAAAGCTCTCTTTCAACCGTCCGATAAGTGAGCTAGAACGTTGGCTTTGCTCAATCTCATCATTCAACCTATCGGCAGCATTACGAGCATGGGCTAAACTAGTAGCCGTTTCATCCAAACGTCTACGTTGAACGAGGTATTCTTCAGAGGTTTTGCCAGATTGGCGAGCGACACGCTCAAGCATTTCTTTTTGGGTCTCGTACTGCTTGTTTAAGTTAGTAATCGAACCCTTGTATTGCTTGAGTTGTT